AATATAGGGGCAAATCCAATTCCCCACTTCGGGCATCATTGATGACATGAGTGATCACACCAAAAACAGCATTACTGCCCGTGTATCCATCGTCATCTACTGGTAACGCCTCTTTCTTCCCGGTGCTTAAGTCCTCCAGGTGCTGGCGCGGATACTTCCTGTATCTCTTTATGCAATATTCACCCTCCATAGCGCACACAAGCAGAGAACCATCAACCGGAGTAAGCGAGGAATCAACCACCAGCAAAGCTCCCTGCAATATTCCCTCACGGTGATGGCTATCAGCTGCCCGCATGAAGTAGGTCGCTGAAGGATGTCTAATTATCTGCTGATCAAGAGAAATTCGGCTTTCAACATAATCCGCCGCAGGAGAAGGGAAGCCCATAGCGTTTTACCTCAATGATACTGTTTATTCATACAGTATACATTGAAAAGGCATAGTTTGTGAAAGCGGGGTTTGTAGGCGCGCCACGCTGGGGGCTAATCACATTTCTCCCCCATCTTGCCGTTATTTTTTTGGTGCATCCTCGTTCTGATACACCGGATCGCTCCCTTTTGGCAACTGGAGGCTTAACTGCCGGTAGTGCCGTAGCCGTTCCATGAAATAGGCGCGCAGGTTTTCCGGTTGCTCACGGGCCACCTGCTCTGCAATCACAGGTATATTCAGCCGTTCTTTGTAAGCAACGCCGCTGGCGGCAAGGTCTACGTTCACCTTGTCTCGCTCTTCCTGGCTTTTAGCTGCTATATTTCGATCTGACACAAGAAACCTCCAGGAGTTAGTGGATCAGGCACATGCACAATAACGTTCTCAATGTTAGCCGTTCAATTCAGACAATCAGAGACTGCACCAGTGTGGTGGCATCAATCCCATTGCGGAACAGCATAGACGAACTGCAAATTCGTGTATTGAATCCGAATCAGGCTAATAAGCAATTGCGCTTTATTTTGACGCTGAAAAGTGAAACAGAGGGGATAAAGCACAGCGTAAAAGTGTTTTCTGAGGCCATTCTGCTTAATGGGAAGCTCCGGCATCTGGTAAGGCCAGAACGTCAATATCCTGACGTCCTGGCGCGTGAAAAAGACCTTCTTTCTGAAGTTCAGGATAGGGTGATCGATTTCGTCAAATGCTATCCCCTGCATTGAGGGCAGGTGTTCCCTTCCGCAAAGTAGGGAAAATTGCTATCAAGTTCATCACACCATCTGCGATGGTCGTAGCACCAAAACGCCTCCCACGGTGCACGGAAATACTTCATCCACCAGGACACTCGATCAGGTATATCTGCTGGTGGCAGTTCTTCTGGCAATAATTTGCCTGATAATTCCCTTTCCGCCCGCGACAGCATTTTTTTGAGGCTCGCGTTCTCTTTTTCAAGCTCATCTACGCGCACCTGTAATTCAGCTTTCGTTGGCATGGTCCACCTCATGCTTTTCAGCCACCAGCGGCAATAAAGCCCTGGCCATCTTATGAACCAATAGTGCATCAATAATGCCAAGCGTATGCCCCGGCTTAATGTTTAATGCCGCCTCAAGGTGACACCTTTCCAGGTCACTTTTCTCGGCTTGTTTATGATGATCTGGTGTAATAACGTCGCCCAAAACACGGCTAATTCTTTCTCGTAATTGCTGGGTGCCAGCACACTTGATCGCTGTATCGTGGAGACGGTTAACCAGTTCGCGATAAACATGCGGCTTAATGCGGATACGTTCACCGGTGACGCCCTTTCCTGGCGCTGGCACCGAACTATCCGGAATATCCGGATAGTTGCCAGCCAGTCTACGCAAAACAGCCTTAACAGCCTCAATACGGTCATCATCGCAATTTTCCAGCGTATCTATGCGGTCGAGCATGATGATTGCGTTATCAATATCAGGATTGCCGGTCCACTCATTACCGCGATTGGATTCGGCAGCCTGGTTGCCACGTACTGGTTGATTCTCGGCTTTACCCAGTCTGTCGTCGCTGCATGAATGCCCTTCCAGCCAGGCCAGTGCTTGTCGCATGAAATACGCAATATGCTTGCCGTGGTAATCGTCTTCATCGATGTGAAAAGCGATACTGCGGATGTATTCAATTGCGTTTTCAATGGCCTCTAACGCTATCGGCGCTGGCGGAGTGGTATATAGTTTTCGACATTTGTATATCCAACCGGCATGGTCAGGCGTGTCTGTAAAGCGCAAATCGTCTTCGTAGCACTCACGACTTCGTTCTTTCCATTCCGTCCACGGAACACCGCTATTCCAGGTGGGGCGAGTGCAGGACTGATACAGAACAGGCTCTGCTTCCAGCGATGCCAGCGCAATCTGTGCCAGTTCCATTTGTTCACCACGGGTAAGCCCGTTTTCAAGCGGATTTTTAATGAACAATTCAATACGTTCTTTGGTAATAGTGGTCATGTGTTACTCCTTAACCCGCAGTGCTTTCAACTGATGAGGGGAACAAAATCTTTTCATCAAACCCTGCATTCATATCATGAACAGCAACACACCAATCCATCGACGAACGATTATCAAGAGCCTCCATGATTTCATCCATGCGGCGCAGGTCATACAGGTAAATGCTTTTATCGCCAATGGTGTAAAAACCAATTTTTTTCGGTGATGGGCAGCGATCAAGAACGTCCTGTAATTCGTTCAACCATGCCCGTTCTTTTTTTGTTAAAGTTGCCATATCACTCTCCTTTCCCATGAAGCATAGCGGCGCGGCAGGCATTCCAGCCTGTAGCGTATGCAGCCGCTTTGCTGCTGCCTTCAACTGGCGCATCCTGCCAATACATTTCTTCCGGCACTACCTGCACCTGAGGGGTGGCGTAGAGTGGAATTCCTCCCCCTCCACCAGAAAATTCATTGCGAGCGTTATACTCACGACCATCTGCGTCATCACGCATCCACGCCACCGGTTCTGCTTCCAGCGATGCCAGCGCGATACGAAACACATTGGCAAGCAGGCTGTCTGAAGATTGGTTATCGTGCGCCGGGTCGCTCAGGAAGCCTGTGATGAATGATTTAATCTCCGCACGTTCTTTGGTAATAGTGGTCATGTGTTAATCCTCAAAACTTTATGCCCGGGCGCAAAAGTACGTGTTTTGTCTTTGCTTATTCGCCAGCCATCCTTGCGCGCCTCTTTTGCACAGCCAGCCCATGACGTACCTATATACTCACCGAAGTCTGGCACTGGATATACACCTTCCGTGCACTGACGGCAGTCACAATAGAGATGCATGGTGTAACTTGCAGCGATAGCCATATCACTCTCCTTTAGTACGCAAGTGGTTTTTCCAGCGGTTTTGCGCCGCGCTGGGCTTTTTGCAAAAACCACAATCCATCATCCCGTAATATTTCATCAACCCCATCCGTCGGTTGCTGAGTCTCACCCACTGCCAGACGCCAGGAGCGTTTCTACGAACTAACAGAATCTTTGCTTTACGGTTTTTCATCTTACTGCGTACCCTTTCTTCCGCCTGTTCTGTGACGCAGTAGGCTTACGCTTTGCGGCAAAAGCCACCTGACCAAATGGATGGAGTACCGCTATCTTATGGTTGCTAATAACCAGCTCCACCACACGCACAGGTCGCTGTAAAAAAAGTCGTTTTGCCTTACGGTTTTTCATCGCTTTGCTCTCCTGCGTCTCTTTGCTGCTCGTCGTGCCGCTGCAATACCGGTATGGCGGCGCTTTGGTGCTGGGGTGATGTTGTCAGCCATCAGGACCTGTGGCTTTGCAATTAGCGCAGAAGCCCAAAAACGAGTCGGGTACGGTAACAAGCCAATACATGCCACACGCACTACTCACCTCCGTTGATGCGAATGCCTGTTGCAATGCTGTTTATGATGCTGTCAGTGCATGGGGTAGAAAGCTGGGCATCTCCAGCAATTTTCATGACATCAACATCTGCATATCGAATACCGAGGTGTATCAGACCGGCTATACCTGACTTAAGCCGAGCATTTTCCATAAACAGATCCTTTGCCCGCTGTTTTTCTGCCTCAAGCTCAACGCGCAACTTCCCTACCGTTAGCGCAATATCCTCGTTCTCCTGGTCGCGGGATTTGATGTATTGCTGGTTTCTTTCCAGTTCATCCAGCAGTGCCAGCGCGATATCTGGCGAAAAGTGCTTCATAAAATCGTTAAGCGCATTAATTCGCTGATCGAAGGGCATTACAGGTGCTTCACCAGCAATTTTTGTTTTTTCAGCGATTTCACGAAGCTTTTGATAATCAATCTTGCTCACTGGTTGCCTCCTTTGCGAAGCTGTTCAGCAATACTTACGCATATCTCTGCGCCTCTAATCAGCCCCGGAACGTTCTTGTTTGGCCCAACTTCACCATCAACAAAATCAATCATCGCGTTACGAGCCATATCCACCCCCTGCGCACGTACTTCAGCCAGGAGAGCGTCGGTAGCTGGGGTTTCCGTGAAGTTGTCCTCCCAACCGTAGTACTCCTGACGACAGAAGTTATTAAATTCCTTCTCCGACTGTTTAAGCGCCGCATTCTCCACTGCCAGCGCCGCGCACTTGGCCTCAAGAGCGGCAACCACTTCCTGATGGTCTTTGTACTTAACGTATGAGCCGGAGATGTCATCACCTTCGGTGTTTAGCCATGCGTCATTGCAATTCACTGCGTAGGTTCTGATGCTGATGCTCTCCCGCCCCTGACAGACGCCAGGCCAGTCAATAAAGTATCCGCAATGCCTACCCTCAGACGTGCGCGCAGGATAAATGCCGTTATGACCCGGCAAAATATATGCTACCCATTCATCTTGCGTTGCCTGTTCCGCCGCCTCGCGCAGTTCTTGATAGTTAATTTTGCTCACTGGTTGCCCCCTGAATACGCTTAAACTCGATTACCCACACCCAAGGATTAGCGTTCCAACTATCTTCGCCATAAATTGATTTCCATAGGCTACGGAAACTTGGGTAATGCTTATCGCCAATGAGGGTCGATTCTGTTGGTGCGCCCTCAGCCCTTGCATCGCATTCGCTGATATCGTTCAACCGCTCAACGCGCACGTTGGTAATTTCCAGAAGAATGCGCGATGCCCAGCGCGGCATGTGAATTGATGGACACCACCCGCCATCAAATTTTTCATTCACAGTGTGAGGTTTCCAGTCGGCATCATCGGGTATCGACCACAAGCCGTAATCACCCGGCTTTTGCTCACAACTGGCCCGATAAATCCTTGCTGCGTTCTTCTCATCGCCACGACAAAGGTTGTCGTTCCAGTCCACACTGCAACCATCCTCATTGCCTAATATCGCCCACGCCTCACGGACCCATATGCGATCACCAACGTTACCGAACGGGCATAAACCATGTTCAGGTGCATCCATAACGTGGGTATAGACACCATTGCGTTTCTTTGTCGGTTTACGGATAACCAGGCAGTTATCGGCCCTGACATTTTTTACAGGTCGGCGAGTCTGCGTCTTCCTTCCTTCGAGGATGGCCCTGGCCATCTCATCGTTAAAAATCATCCCGCGTTCTTTCATTTTTTGATCCACCTCATCAGTTATTGAAAGTGATCACTCCGCGCTCGATGGCGAAGTCAAAAAGCTGGTTAGCGGCTACGTAAAGGCGTATGCCATGTGCTTTTTCCCATGCCCGGACATCGTTTTCTGCGCTTCTGGCGCATTCATCGCAAAGAGGAACAGCCCAGCGGTCGTGTTCGTTTAACGAGCGAGCGCGGTACATGAATGGGTGGTTAACTTTGCCACCGCATCCGATGCACGGACGAGAAACTACAAACCGGAGATAAGCCGGGCTTTTACCGAGGACCGCTTTTGGTCGGCGCATATAAAGCAGGCCGGAATCCTCATCTACAGACAGGTTGACGATCTGCTCTGCGGTTATGTCCACCAGCTCGCGGGTACTGTGCTCCCAGGTGATATCTGATTCTTTCAGCGTACCGGTAGGGATTTCAGTTTTTGGCTGACAAAATGCAATGCGACCGGCTTCATCTGGCAGCTCATCTTTCAGATTCCGGCGAATGGCCCAAAAAGTGAGTTCAACCATGCTCAGATCGCGTTCTGGCGGTAGTTTTAACTCGCTCGCAGCCCAGTTCATAACCCAGTTGGCACGATTCAGGGATAACTGGTCGTCCAGCTTGCTGTACCCCTTCATCATGTATTCCGCATCATGCTTCCAGCACAGGCGAACGGCAGAGCCGTTATAGAAATGAGTGGTTAGCTGGTGGCTGCAATCGCGCTTATCGTGCGCCTGGCAATCGTGGATATTGGAACTTACCCAATGAACAAGCGAATCTTCACCGCCCAACGCGTTAAATACGCGCTCGCTTTGAAAAAACGGTTTCAGAGACTGGTTGGCAACCAGCGAATAATTCAGATCCACTACGCCATCTGGCGTGTTTTCAGCCTGTTCACGCGGAAGTGGGGAGATAATGAAACGGCGACCTACGCCAATGTAGTTACTGGTGGGCTTGTCTACCGGAAAGACAGCCACACCAGCTCCGTTTACGAAATGAGGTGTGATTATTGCACTCATAATGCATACCGACTCTGTTTTGTTCCGAGCGGTAAAATAATATGTTAGAAAATTAAAATCAACAATCTAACACAGTTTTGAGCGCGTAAACGATGTAACCCGGCTTACGGTTGCCCTCCCTTCACCTGCATTAGCGTCAGGTTTCCGCAAAATACAGCACCAGTATCGATATAATGCTGGTTCCAGAATGCTTTTGGGCTTTTAGCCGGGGTGTGTCCGAAGATAAATCGATCTGCACCTGTAATTTCTTCACCGATGCCATCTATCGAATCACTAACACGGTCGCGCGACCAGATGACATTGAAAAGCGGCACAGCCTTACCGAACTGATACTCTCTATCCGGATAGTCAGCATGAGAAATGACAATAGTCTCCTGCCCGGTGTTCAGCTCAATGATATGAGGCAATTGCCTTACCAGCTCCACCAGCGCCCTGGCTAAAACTTCCTTATCACTATCCAGCATAAAGAACCACTGACCGCCATTCATTAGCCAGTTATTCACGTTTCCAGCTGGGCTTAACGCATCGATCATCAACCGCTCATGGTTACCCATGACAGCCCGGAACCAGGGCATTTGCAATAACTCCAGGCATTCGACATTTTCAGTGCCGCGATCGATAAGGTCGCCGACTGATATCAGTAAATCCTGCGCCGGGTCAAAATCCACACGATGGAGTTCATTCATAAGCAGGGTGTAGCAACCGTGCAAATCACCAACAACCCATATGTTTCTGTATCCTGAACCATCAATACGGCTATATAACGCCTGGTCGTTAACGGTGATCATTCTGCAACATCCTCCAAATCAGCAACCGCGTCCATCACATCAGAACCGCGAATAACTTCAAAAGCGCGGCAGGCCATTTGAAATACCTGTTGTTCTTGCGGGTGCGGAGACTCCCAATATTTGAAGCCTGGGCGATGCGTGTACCCCATCATGGAATAAAAATCGCCAGCAAGTTCAATCGCGGCATCAACAAGTTCGCGATTAGTCATTCGCTTTGCTGCCATTTGCTTTCTCCTGTCGGAACATCACGATCATCAGGTCACCTTTTGTCGCTATCCTGGCTGTTGTGCCAGGCTCAATGCGGCTAAGTTCAAATGCGTCATAGAACGCCTCTAACGCTTTCTGGCGTCTCTCCTGTTTGCGGCGCTTTCCCCACTGCTTTAGAAAAACAGAGGCCGCCCACTTCCCCGCACTGAACATGATGTAAAACCAACCGAGCAGGGCCAAACCTGTTTTGAGGGCCGTATCGAGCGTTATCGTGGTGTCGATATTCACTGATTGCCCCCTTCCCTAAGCTGTTCTGCACAATGCAGCAGCGCACCTGTCGCATCTTTAAGCGTCACTAGCTCGTCATCATCCAGTCCTACTCCCCTCGCGTCCCTGACAAACGCCGCGCAAAGGTCGTTAAACGCCCCCGCCCGCACTTCAGCCAGGAAAGCGCCAGTAGCAGGGGTGTCAATGCAAACACTGTCACGAAGGATGAAGAACGCATTAAGCATTCCTCTTTCTGGTACATCGTCCTGGCATTCCTCATATGCAACCAATGCATCCATCATTTTCTGACCGAATTGCTGAGGGTGTGCAGATTTCAGTGCTATATTCTCCGCCGCCAGCGTCGCGCGATTGCTCTCCAGTTCTGCAATGCGCTGTTTTGCAGCATCAAGTTCAATCGATAATTTTTCCAACTGCTCTTTATGCTTCTTGTATTCCTGATATGCGTGCCAGGACTGACCTTTGCGCACACTATCAGTAATATCAGTAATCTGTTCTGGTGTTAGCGTGGTCAGTGGCTGTGCTGGGAAAATCAGCACTTTCCCGGAATCCCAATCAAAACCAGCGTGAATTGACTGAACCTCAACTGAAGGTGTTGAACCAATGCTGCCAGGCGAATGAACAACGATCGTTACATCCATATCGCGACGATGGCTGTGGTTGTTGGACAAAATACGATTCACCAACTCAGAAAATTTGGAAAATTTCATGCTGATTCCCTTTGCTCTTCCTGGATAATGTTGTTGCAATCTTTCACGCACTCGTTGCAGATGAAAACGTTGTCCCCGGCAATTAACTTTTTAACGGTGTGCTGGGATTTGTTGCAGAAGCTGCAATAAAGCGTTGGACTGGCTGATACGGATGGTGCGCCAGATGTCAGCCGCGCGATGTCGTTCTTGCGACGCAATATCACACGGCTGCACTCGACCAGCATCTCCGGGGATATCTTCTCCTCCGTAGCGAGCGTTTCTAATCGTTCGAGTATGTGGAAGGCTTTTTCCTGGGTAATTGCAGAATGAGATGTGGTCATCATCTTTCCCCTTCAAAGTTCGGGCGCAGGCAGGATTGTCCTTTACGAAGCAGGGCTGCGAACCTGTCGGCCGCATCCGCGCAAGCAGAAGCAACGGAATCAAAAAATGGATCATCTCCGGTATCGCGCATCGTCAAAGCGAATGCCTCCAATCCCTGAGCCTGTATTTCTACAAGATAAGCCTCAGATATAGTGCTTTTCGCTTCACCTAACTCGTTATGAGCTATGTTCGCTACGCATGCGATGTCTATATCTGGATGATTAATTGGGAGATGGCTAAGAATTGCCTCAAGTGCTGCTTTTTTGTTTTGGCATTCCGCCACCAGCGCCCCGCTATTGCTTTCCAGCTCTGCAATACACTTTTTAGCGGCCTCCAGCTCAACACGCAGCTTCTCAAGCGTTAGGGCCATCTCCACGTTCTCGTCCAGCAGTTCAATCACATCAGGATCGCTACCATCAACTACTGATATGCGCGAATTTTTGTAATGCTCGTCAGCATAAGTTCGTCCAGTTTTGAAGCATCCGTCATCCTCCATGCCGGAACAGGCATAAACAACATGCGATCCAGATATGCGCTGCATTGACATTTCCTCGCCACAAACAGGGCATTTAGGCGCTGGTTTCGGTGAATAACGTTCACGTAACGGATAATAAATCTCGATCTCCGCCAGTTGCTCTGGCGTTAAACCTTCAGACTTCATGCACTCTCCTTTCGAAATAAACGTACTGATTAATCATGCCCAGGGGCATTTCGAGTTTTTCCGCGATCTCACGGCGGGGAACGCCGCATTGATGAAGTTGCCGCGCCAGCTCTATATCGCTCTGCCGATATTTGGCTGACTGGTGAAAGTCACCTTTCAGAATCATTCTGATCCCCAGTTCCCGCGCTTTAGTCCTGACAGCATCTCCGGTACGCCCGATCAGCCTCCCTATACTCTCGACTGTCATAGTTCCGGCACACTGGCGGAGTATCATGATTTCTGCCCTTCTCCATCCCCGCCATCTCACGCTGACATCCTCTTAGACATAAACTCAACAAAACGAACTGCATCTTCAGAAACAACGCCGCATGACTTCAGATAATTCATTGCGTCATTAGGTAGCGGATTAGTTGGTTCGGCATTTGCCAGGGATTGAGATAAACGCGTGATTAATTTGACCATTCTCCGCTGCCGGAGGTTGTATCCTTCAGCTAAAGACAGGTAACTGGAAAGGGTATTGCTTAAGCGGGCGCGAAGCTGATCCGTGCCGTGACATTCAATAGCAACATCACGTAACGCATCGACCAGTTCACGGTAAAGATGCGCTGCCATTCTGCAATCTGTGTCAGATGGTGCTTCATAAATTACCGTCAACCCCAGTTTTTCAGCCAGAGCGTGTTCTGCACGTGCTCCTGCGGACACATCCCATCCCTTAAGCAGATAGATCGCATCAGCAGAACGCACCATTGCCAGGCAAATATCCATGTATTCACTCTGACAAAGGCCACCAGGTAACACAGCTGGATTCAGAACGATATGCCCTTCAGCCATCAGCTCGCTCGCTTTCGCATCAAACGCCGCACGGTTGTAATCTGGATAACCAGTCATCGGCCCCGCGATGTAAATTTTCAAAACACGTTTCACCATCAAAATTTCCCCAGCATCGTGACGCAAAACATCAGCACGGCAAAAAGCTCAATACCAAGTTCAAGTAGCGCCAACGCCCCGAAAAACAGCACATAGAACAGACCGATCTCATTCACAGATGGCTGGTGGATCGCACTTAAAGCTATAAGCATCATGTCCTCCAAACAGTTATCAGCGAAGATATTAATGTTTTATGTTAGAAAATCAATTTTGATTATCTAACGATATTGATCAATCATAAAAAAAATCGCTGATAAGTAAGAGGCAGCCATCATGCAGAAACAGAGTTATTGGGAGAAACAGAGACAAAAAGCCATGCAAAAATTGGCTGACCCAGCCTGGCGAGAGGAACAAAGGGCAAAGCGCCTTCAACAAGCTTTACGCCAGCAGCAGCGAGCGAAAGAAAAAGCCTCATCGCCTGAATATCGGCAAAAGAAAATTGAAAAAGCAAAGCAATATGAACAGCGGAGAAAAGAGAAGGCTGTATCAGCTCCGTCCAAAAAAACACGCACGTCACGCGGCCTGAAAGGAAGATCACTCACAGCCGATGAACGCCGGATACAGACCGCTATCGGTACTCTCCCCTGCATTGCCTGCCATATTCACGGGCAACATAGCCCAGTGGTATCCCTGCACCATATCTTCGGGAGAACGGCAGAGAACGCGCATAAATATGTTCTCCCTTTGTGTAAATGGCACCACCAGTACGCAGCGCCAGCCGAGGTCCGAGAACAATATCCCTGGCTGGTCCCTGTTCATGCTGACGGAAAAATAGGCGGAAAAGCAGATTTCATGCGGCACAATGCCGATGAAATGGCGTTGTATCAGATGGCGATTGAATTGATAAATTAGTTTTCTAACATTTTAAGTTGAATTGAAAAATGCTCCGATGTACATTCACTACCGATTGGCACACCGGTCAACTTTTTGAGACAAACTGTTTAGTTTTTCGTATGATTGCCGCCGCCATACCAATGGCGGTGCAATATAGGTGGCTGAAAAGCCCCCGTTGACTCACGGTGTTCCAGCCTTTATTGCGCCGCCACCAGACCGTGGAACAGTCGATGGCGGCTCCGAAAGCAAGGAGTCACTACACTATGAACAGCTACTGTCTTTTCCCATCACTCGTTGTCCGCCACTCACGCGATAATCTGCATTCTTTACTCGCGCTGGGGGTGTCAAAATGACCGTTCGCTACCTCAACTTTCAAATCCAGAACATCACTGGCGGTTGCTATGACTGGTTTGTCACTCTCGGAAAAGAAGTGATCACCGGGAAGCTGGATGAAGTGAAAGCTAAAGCAATGGCCTACGCCTGCAAGCAAGCCAGGAAGAAATCCGCCAAAGCATAAAATACTGACTGTTGCGCCCTGGCATTATCGTGGGGTATATTTCTACGGCACCTTAGAAAAACGGGTGCCGGGATTGGAACCCCGGATAATGTCAAAGGCGACACAGACGCCGAAAGCGTCTTTTTTTGTGTCATGCCATCGCACAGCCATACGTAGCGTTTAGCTCAGAGATCAATGGTAGTGCTGGCTGGGCTGCCGAAAGGCAGGCCGGTTCCCTTTGACGCCGGTAGTTCCAACCCAGTCAGTGCTACCGCCATTGAGATTGGAACCTCACGCGGTAGCTCCTTAACTTAGTCAAAGGAGGCTGCCAATATGGCTACTATCCCTACCCCAACTCATTCTGAATTTATCTGGCGTTTCTATTCCTGCCAAAAACACCTGTATATCTGCGTCATGGCTGCTACCGAAGCAGAGGCGCGCTCATACCTTCCCAAAGAACCCTGCATTTTTGCTGCTCGCTTCACTCTTGATGCGATGGAGATCCTCAATTACTGGAATCTACCGATGAACTGCGTGGAGGTGCACTGATGAATCTGTCCATCTCTCAAAAAGCGACAATGACCAGCATTGAGATCGCGGAACTGGTAGGAAGTCGCCAAGATAGTGTGAAGAGAACTATCGAAACACTGGCTAAAAAGAGTGTGATCCAATTTCCACAATCTGTGGAAATTGAAAATAAACAATCAGTTGGCCCTCGTCGATTTTCCAAGGCTTACATATTTGAAGGCGAACAAGGAAAACGAGACAGCATCATTGTCGTCGCGCAGCTCTCTCCGGAATTCACCGCCCGGCTGGTGGACCGCTGGCGCGAACTGGAGAATGCCCGGGTACAGTTAAAATCAAAAGCCGAAATCCTGGCTGAAATGGCGCAAATGCATCTTGAGCATGAACGCCGGATCAACGCCGTAAATGCCCAGGTAGCCGAGGTATCAGCACAAGTATCGATGGTCGCTGAAACACTCGAGCAAATAAAGAAAGGCAATATTCCGGAAGGCTACATTGGCTACCGCCAGCTGGCGGCGAAATGTGGCCTGACTGAAGCCAAATGTCGCAACCTGGTTAACGCTTTCCGGATTCCCACCGATACGCATGAGTTTTTAACTCCAGATGGTTTGCTTGCGCGACGCTCCATTGTGGCCCTGGCCCCCTTCCGGAAAGCCTTTAAGCAGGTGATGTCGGAGGCAGAACCACGCAATAAACGCTGGTATCATCCAAAGATGGGGATGTTTCAGGCAATCCACCATCCTGTGCCTGAAAGCCCAAAGGATAATCTGTCACTACATACCGTCAGAGAGAAGATCAGGACTGGATACGCAACAGTGTGTCGTCGTTCTTCCTGGCCTGAAGGTATATGGGTGTGGCCCGAAGGTGGATCACGAAAGCACTGGCGCACCATCCGTGACGGGAAAATCCATGCTATTGATTTAGCTCCAGAGGATGTTATTGCTATGGACTGGATTGTTAGTTAAATGCTGCATCCCCGGCGACGCCGGGGATTTAACTGCCAAATAATCGGATTATCCGCACGATGAAAAAAATAGATTTCACTTATTCTGCCGCCACACTTGAGCGGCGCTTCACCCTCATTAGAGAGTTGGAACTGTCAAAAGTCTGGTATCAAATCCTACTGGATGAAGAGTTTTCACTGATGGTTATAGCAGAAAAATTGGCTATGCCGAATGACCGGCACAAGGTCATAGCCAGCCTCGATCTGGTGACAAACAGATACTGGGAAACAGAGGAACTACATGAGGCGGGAGTAATTCGTGACCTGATGGAGAATTCCGTTCCCCGCCGCTATCGTGCAGGAAACGGCATCTCCGTGGTTAAAGGTGTTTAAAGCTCACCTGCGCGCTGTTTTTCAAGCACAGATTTAACATTTGGCGCTTTCCCTTTAAAAGAATGGAAAGTGCCACATTTTTCTGTTTTAACCTCGCGCAGAGCTTCGCCATCGGCGTTCTGCCATTGATGGGATAATGTCATATCACCGCGAGAAGGAACATCCAGCGAGTACAGCGTGTAAGTTCCCCCCATCTCCGCATACTCCTGGAACACATAGCTCATTACGTCAGATTCAGTTTTTCGGTGTGCGTTATCAACCTTATTCCCATTCAGAAATATGGCATCTGGATAGATTTTTATATCAAACCGACCGCACTTAACTTGTAAATTTCCGGCGCTCGCGATCAAAGGGAAAGACGCCAGTAAAGCAATAGCCAATCTTTTCAATTCTGCCTCCGCTGCGTAACTTATTGCCCGTATTTTTTACACCATTGCTCTGCCATTTGTTTGGCTAAAGGCCCGGCTACTGCACTGTATTCTGCTGTTTTACTTTGCACACATGAAGCAGATGGTTTTTTATTTCGCTGCTCGGTTAGTTTGCGCTCATAAGCCATCATGCTATCGAACCCGGCAATATCACTTTGGCGAAGCATTCCCTTTTTAACCAAAAATTGCTGCCCCTCGGGCACCAACGCAAGCATAAAAAGTGGTTGTAATAACTCACCTAATCCTTGCTGGCGATACACTTCGAATTGCTGCCATCCCTGACTTAATCTGGAAAGAGTATCTTTGGTTGAATAACCTGTTTTTGTTATAGCTTTGTCCGTCAGATATGCTGTATATGCAAAAACGCAAAAGTCAGTTTTACCAATAAACTGAGTTCCAACAGGCCGTAATGGAATGCCCTCTCTCTTGCAAAAGTCCATAATTGCCGCTTGTGAATGATCCCCACCAGCGTTATTCATAACCTGCTGCCCTGCCCTGAATTGTGCAGGTAACGCAGTTGCATTGGCTGTATTAACAGATACGCATCCCAACATAGCCGCGAGCGCGGTCCCTAAAACCCTTAACTTCACTACACCGTCCTTCATGTAAACAAAATGAAGTTTTATGTTACAAAAACAATCAACTACATCAACATGATTTAGGCCAAATTTCGGTCAAAAAATAAAATCCACAAAAAGTGGTTGACACTATTTTGGAAATCACAAACTGCACATAATCCATCGCGCTAACGGCTCCCGTTGAAGGTTCTTTTGACGATTAACTTTCAGCCGAAGCGCGGTAGGGAGTCATAACGCCAAAGCAGGCCGCCATGTGCGGCCTTTTTTTGTATCCGTCATCCGTGGAGGAAGGACAATGGAAAAGATCGCAATATTCAGCCTGACCACCAGCAAGCCTCAAATGCTCACTGCAATACTGAAAGACGGTGCTCTCATTATTAACGAAGTAAAACCCCTTCCCGCGTCAGCATTGGAGCAAAAGCAAAAAATTCCTCCAGCTATAGCAGCCCTGCGGAAAAGCAAATTTAAGGTACTGGTAGACGAAATAACGCCAACGATCTCCGCTGGCACCGGAGCAAGCCAGGTGACTCTCAAGACCCGTCATGCCGATGGCAGAGCAGCAATCATCGTCGGGATGGAAAGATACAGAGAGTTAAAACTCCAGAAGCTATTATCCCTGCCGCAAAATAACAAAGGTGCTTTCGAAATCCCTGACTCCATCGTTGACACCGAATACAACGGTAACGGAGAAGAAGTCTACCGGGTGAACTGGCAGGATATCAGGCCGGAACATATTCTGATGGTCCTGTGTTGCTACGCGACCGTATACCACAACGTTGCCAGTGCGGATTACGTAGAGCAGATGATCGGTACAGTCGAGAAAGAGCAAAAAACAGGCATACTCGCTTCGTTCCTGTCCATTATTGGGCATGAAAAAGTTAAAGCAGGCACCTCCCAGCCAAAGTCACTGGCTGGGAAAGAAGTTGATGAAGATACCGTGATACTTTGATCACATTAGTAGCTTTGTTAACTCCCTCAATACCAGGTAGAAGAGTAACAAAAATATTGACGCCAGTATTTGAGTGGACAATGAAGCGTTCATAAACAGATCAATTAGCATTAATAATTCGAAGATAACATCCATGTCATTCACTCCGTTTAATTTTTAATCTAATGCCAGCAAATGAAGCTGGCCCCCGCATAAAGATTAATGAAAGTCACTTGTCACCAGTGAGGGGATTTATGAACCACATCCCCCTGAACTGGTGGCCTGTCTGTTTCTCGCATTTCACACCCTGCATACAGTTTCCACCAGGTTATGACTGAGAGGCTTTGTTATGGGCTATAGCAGACTCGACGATAGGTACATTGAAGACGATATTTTTCGTGCGCTGTTTCACCAGGAAATGATTAAGCGGGTATCGGAGTATCACTCTGATAATTTCCAGTACACGATAAAGATTGATGAAGTATATCGTTCAGACCTTGCAGCCTACAGGGCGTATGGCAATGCAGATTTGCGCTGGGTATTCCGGGTGCTGGTGGGCCATGAGTCAGAAATGGAAGAAATGCCCGCCGGGACCACGTTAACTCTTCCTGATGTCGCATGGCTGAGGAACAAGATCCGTGATTACGCGAGCGCGGAACCGGAGATAGAAAATGCCTGATTTCCTGAAAAACCAGGACGGGCGCTATATCACTGATGGCCTGTCCTCTAAGGACTTCACGCGTTTATTCGACCTTATCAGTAAAGAACAAACCCGTAAGCGCCGACAAGCTCACCGGACGCTGACGCCCGGCAGACTGAGGAACAAATCCGCCGAAGATATTCTCAAGTTGGGGAAGAAGAAAGGCGGCACGTTCTTTACGCGAGACGATCTGAAAGGCTTCGAAAAGCTACGGAGTAAAACGCGCGAAAAATATGACAGTAAGACGGCAGGCATCACATACGCCCAGCTGGTGGCATCCAGCCAGGCTATCGATATTAAGCGTGCAAATAACGCCGTGGATGACGGATCTGGTATCAAAAGAGCTACACCCGTATCTCTTCGCCACAATGTGATTAATATCCGCGTAGAAGCATCGGATATATCCGTCCACCAGCACCATATCGTCCGTATACGCTTTGAAGAATGGGATCAGATGGTCGATGACATCGCAGAAGACGATAAATCAGCTCTGAAAATCACTAAATCACTGTGCGCCGGGCGGGTGTCTTTCGATTGTGACTGTGGTCGTCATCAATACTGGTATCGTTACATCGCTACTGCGGGTAACTTTGCCCTGGCCCCGCCAAAAGAATACGCCTATCCAAAAGTTCGTAACCCTAAGCTACAAGGCGTCGCCTGTAAACACGTGATCCACTCAATGACGCGGTTACAGTCCGCCAGTTGGCAAATGAGTATTGCTCGTGCGTTACAAAAGGCCGCAACGCAAATTGCATTTGGTGACGATCGCCGCCGTACAACTAAACACTTCTCAAAAGAAGACGAGAAGGAGTTTAATCGCAATCGTAGCAGTAAAACTAACGTTGAAGCCGCCAAACGCGAATGGAGGCTCTATCAGAAACGCCAGGCCGCTTTAAGCACAAAACTGGCAAAGGACAACGGGAAGATTGACAAGCTACGTGACCAGCTGACCAGGGCCAGAAAGTTGTCCGATGCACAGAAAAAACGGGCAGCAGCAAAAGAAGCAGCCTTGCAACGTGAGAAACAGAAAAACAAGGAGCTTCAGCAACGCCTTGCCGATCAATTCGCACTGAAGAAGCAAGCGTTCATTGATGCACTGGTCATGGCAGGAACGTCACCTGAGCAAGCTGAAAAAATGTTTATGGAGTACGTGAAGAAAGGTTCTTGATTGACAACAAAGGCGGTCATACAGACCGCCAAACTCATACACCAACCAGGCTTTCAAGAGGAATGCCAAACTGGGAATGTAAACGACGAATCATAGGTAACGTTAAATTTCGTGTCCCATTTAGCACTTCGTAAACACGATTTGACTTACCAATCGCCGGTTCCAGATCCTTCACGGTCAGCCCTTGCTGTTCCATACGGAATTTAATGGCTTCAATAGGTGATGGTGGCTCAATTGGGTAATGCTTTTTCTCGTACTCTTCAATGAGCAGGCACATTACTTCAAAGAAATCGCCTTCCGGTGTGTTCATTTCCGGTTCGTTATCGAACATCGGTTCGACCGCACGCAGTGCGGCCTCATAATCTTGTTCTGTACGGATAGGTTTAATGTTCATGATTTACTCCAGTTCTATTGTATCCGCTTCAATGGCATCGTATTCCTTATGTGTTCCAATAAACTTAACGAACATCCATCCTCGCTGATAAGCAATTGCGACAATTAACCTGTAATCATTTCCCTTAATATTGAACACCACGCGCCTGTTTTTAAGGATGCTGGCTGTCCGGTACTGTTCTTTGATCTCAGCCGGATTTTTCCAGTCAGCCTTTGTTGCTTCATCAACCCATGCCTTTAATGGCTGTTCTGCATCGGGATTCTTCGCCCAGAAATCCCTTAGTGTTTTTACCGAAATTATTTTCATCACAGATTCCTTCTCGCTGAAAGTATAGTAGTCCCAATATGGGACAATGTAAAGCACTTTAGTCCCATGCTGGGATATGAATTGAAATCACAATCTCCAGACAATGCACCCTCGATACCTGATAAATCGACCTTTGAGGATGCTTATGGGCCGTTTTGACGAATGGTTTGCTGACGATGCAAACCTGGCAAGTAAGGAGTCAGAACATGACAGCACGCAGAGAGAAACGCCAGCGACGGTTGAAGCGGATGCAGGAGGCGCGCCGGAACATGGCAATACCGGTTCGGATTCATTCAGCATTCTGGAAGAGCAACCCGCCGCCAAAGCTGATAGCCATGATAATTTTGCTGATAGCAACGGTGGCCTTACTCCGGATGCTGGCGAATCAGATATAGCCATACTTCCATCTTCCCTGGCTGGCAGAGAACCGACTCCACAGTTAAAAGCACGCTATAACGGGCATAAAGCCTTTAACGACCAAATCCGCGCAGACTGGATGCTGATTATTGAATCCAGCCCAGACGCGTTTCAGGCTCTCTTATATCGACCAGATGTTGGCACATATGGGGTAGTCAGCGACGAAACAGGAGAAGAGTCATTCACCGAACTGGATAACAACCAACGCGAACTGACTTACCAGGAACCTGAAATCGTTTATGTGCTGGATAACCCTGACGGGCGTGACTCTTTCCATGCGATTGACGCAGACGGTGAGCAGGATGGCTTAACCGATGATGTTCTGATTCTGCGTATTGCAGCAAATAACGTCCCCGTCGGCTCAATTCTTGAATGGAATGAAGAGATGGTAAACGGCGTAGCGCGCCGCTGGTGGTACGTGCACCGTATTTTTAGCTACGGCACACAGCATGTTGGTTCGCTTTACTACTGCATACCTGCCAGGAATTTTGATACGACTCAAAACGGAGTGATCGAATGACTTCAAATAAAACCCTCCTGGCGCGAACAGGTGAATGGCAAACCTCACGCACAGGAAAATTCCAGACCACGGGCTTTGAAAACGTGGATAACGCGTTTGCGACGCTAATCAGCAACATTTTTTCTGATATCTTACTGGTGGCCCCCGCGCCGGAAGAAAAACGCTTTGCGTCATTCCTGAATCGTCCACCAGCAGAGCGTGTCTATGTGGCCCGTTTCGACAATGCGATCGAGTTTCTTAAAGCAGTTCGTCGCGCAAATGCCGGGCAAGGGAGAAAACCTGAAAACCAGAACATTAACCGGGATGCTCTCCCCCTGGTCAATATCTCACGCAATATGGATATCAATTATATCAACGATGATCAGCAGATTGACCGCAAAAAAGTAGCCAGTTTTTGCGAACCGGATACCGGAATGCCTTTAGCAGAACTGGAATACACCCAGGCCATTCTGACGTATGACGTTACGTTAATGGCAACTGATAAAGCGACCATGAGTCTGATGTGTAATTCGCTGGGCGCACGGCTTCGCCTGATGACAGGTACACAATTTGAAGCAACCACTCACCTTGTTCGTGTCCCGGTCCCGCTGATTTGCTCGATACAGGATGCCAAAGAAGTCGGATTTACGGATGTTTCGGCACCAATTGGAGAAGAGCGTATTTATGCCACACAAGCGCCGATAAGTGTGATTGCAGACGTGATCACAGCATGGGAGTTGGACGCAAAACGTATTATTACCGAAACCTCGATATCTATGGGGTGATAAGTGGCCCAGGAGTTACAACAATATTTTCTACAGTCAGTGCTCATTAACGATAACAAAGTGCCACGAGACTGGATTTTTACCGCAGTATATGTAGAAAAAACCAGCCTCAAAGCCCCTTTGCTAAAACTGGAAATTCATGACGCTACCGGCACCGTAATTGATGACTGGAAAGCCAAATACGGTGCATCGCTGGTGGCTGAAATGGGCGATCCAAACGGTAATGCAGGCACTTTTAAAACAGATTTCTTTGTTACGTCTGCAATGCTGGCTGGTGATGTTGTTACCGTTATTGCTGTCAGTGAAGACGTGCGCAGGTTTAAGATCCCCTCCCCGCGCACAAATTTACATACCAACAAAACACCAGACGCTATATTCAAGGCATATTCCGGCAAGCTTAAAATTACCAGCAGCGTGCTAAAACGCGCAGTTACATATCATCTGAATGCCGGTGACAAACCGTCAAAAATGCTCTCGCAGATAGCGCGAGACAAAGGTGCATTATGTTGGGTATGCCGTGGGGAATTTAACTTTTACACCCTGGCTGATCTGATGAAGCAAACGCCATCATTTACCTACGAGGGGAATAACCCTAAAGCAGAATACACTTTGTCCAAAATGCGCCTACTCCAACAGGAACATGCGACAACAGCAAAGAATCAATATCGTTTTGTTGGGTATTCCATGACCGATGGCTACGTCGAATATGGCGATAGCTCACTCCCAGTGCGTTATATATCCGACTCTGATATGGAAACTCTTCGCAATATGCAGCTGTCTCTCGTCCCCAAAATGGATATAGAAGTCGCAGGCAATCCGGATATAAAACCGGGAATGGTAATAGAGATTATCGTATACCGCTATGACCAGGAAAACCGCATTGATGAATCAATGCCCCGCAAGCTGATAGTAAAAAATGTTGCGCACTTTGAAGACCGCGTAGGCTACACAACACGAATGATATTAGGAGTGCCGAACAAATGAAGCGTAGAGCGCAAATTGTTGGAACTGTGCACCCGGCAGGGCTTATGCGTGCTCAGGTCCGTGTTTTACCAGACTGGAATGGCGTTCCTGATGACGATCTACCCTGGGCAGAATACCTGTTACCCATAGGTAACGCGTTTGTACCTACAGTAAAAGGCGACCTGGTATGGGTAGAGTTTCCTTATCTGGATGTTAATGGTCGAATTGATACCAGACGCCCAATGATAGTTGGCGCAGCTCAGGATGCGCCTGGCGGAGTACCAAACGTCGCGCCGGAGGCGTCAGGCAATGGTAGCGGCTGGACGCCACCAGAAGTAGACGGAGCGCCTCCCCGCCCGCAATTTTCGGCGACAAAAGATTTCGTGATTCACCGCAACAATGTGCTCGAAGTGCGAACGGCTGGCGGTGGATATGAAATAGCGAATACGGCAGCAGGCTCAAGGATTGGAATGAATGAATCAGGGCAGATATACATCATTGGTCCGGCTGATGTAGTAGTGAATGCGGGAGGGAGTGTTAACGTCAAATCAGCCGATAACATCAGCGTTAATGGCAAAAACATTACTGTGACAGCCGACGAAAATATTGATTTCAAGGCTGGAGGCACCTTCCAGGCTATCGCAAGCAACTTTGATTTCAAGAAGGGATAGAAAACACATCCAATTGTGTTAGATAATTGAATAGAATTTTCTAACACAATTGGTGAAACATGAGATCAGTCGCTTTCAAAAACATCTTCATCTATCGTCTTTCACGTGAAGTTAACTGGAGTGCCGCAGAAGTATCCGATGCTCTTAGCAAATTCGTGTTTACTCCTTGCGGTTCTCAGGACACAGCTAAAGTCGGTTGGACACCTGTTCTTGGTGACAACCTCACCCATGAATACCAGGGTTTTCTGCTAATACAGCATAAGCGAGAAGAAAAAATTCTCCCCTCGCAGGTGCTCAAGGAAGAGTTGCAGAAAAAAGTCCTGAAACTCGAAGAAGAGCAAGCCCGCAAGCTGAAGAAAACGGAAAGAGACAGTCTTAAAGATGAAGTCCTGCATTCACTTTTGCCTCGCGCGTTCACGAGAAAATCACTCGCCAAAATCCTGATCGACCGCAGCAACCATCTGGTATTCGTTGAGGCAAGCAGCGCCAAAAAGGCAGAGGACCAGCTGGCTTTATTGCGAAAGTCGCTCGGCAGCCTGCCTGTCATTCCATTCACACCACGCGAACCGCTGGAAATTACAATGACCGAGTGGTTTAAAAGCGGCTTCCCTGCCGGATTTACAGCAGGTGAAGACGCCACATTAAAGGGTCTGCTCGATAATGGTGGTGCCGTTCGCTGCAACAAAGTTGATCTACAGTCCGACGAGATTATGTCTCACATTGAGGCGGGGAAAGTAGCTACGACCGTTGCAATTAACTGGATGGACCGTGCGTCGTTCAGAGTCAACGATGATATGAGTATCAAAGCCCTGACATTCTGTGATGATCTCTATGACCAGAACGACGATATCGACCGGGAGGATGTAGCACAACGATTTGATGCTGATTTCGTGCTCTTTACGGGCGAATTATCTGCACTGTTTAACGCGCTGGTGGAGGCCATTGGCGGTGAAGCAGAACGATAATAACCGACCGCTTGTTGTGAGTCTTTGTGATTTTACGGGGGCAATGGTTGCCCCCTGGCTGGAATACGGTGTCGATGCCGCTATCGTCGATCCACAGCACTTATCGACCAGTGACGAGCGGATGCAATCAGGTGCCGTTCTGACGCGTATTAGTGCGATCATCGATAGCGATGAAGTATACGCTTTTCTCCGTAAGAATTTGCAGCGCATCGTGTTTCTGGCCGGGTTCCCACCGTGTACTGACCTGGCTGTTTCCGGCGCGCGCTGGTTTTCGGACAAGGCTAATAAAGATCCGGTTTTCCAGTTCAAAGCAATGCAGGTTGTCTGGCAGTGTTATGACATTGCAAAGATGATCGGTTGTCCGTACATGATTGAAAATCCGGTCAGCAAAATATCGACATTCTGGCGTAAGCCAGATCACAGCTTTCACCCTTACTTCTTCACTGCATATTGTCAGGAAGATAACTACACCAAAAAAACATGCCTCTGGAGCGGCCAGGGCTTTGTCATGCCTGATGCCCTAATGGACGAATCATTAGGCAAGCCAGATAACAGAATCCATGCCGCGCCACCAGGGCCTGACAGGGCTAATTTCCGAAGTGCTACTCCACATGGATTCGCAAAGGCAGTTTTCGAAGCGAATAAGGGGGTGCTCTATGAGTAAATCTATAGCAAGCATAGCCATAGAAAAACAGGATACGATGGCTGAAATTAGCTATATGCGCACCATTCGGACTCCGGATGAATATGAGCGTCCGATATTCAAATGGGTAGGTGGTAAATTCTCAGAATTGCCTACAGTGCTTGAGCATCTACCACACGGTAAGCGGTTAATAGAACCATTCGTTGGTGGCGGTTCCGTATTTACGAATGCAGGATTTCGCCACAACCTGCTTAATGATATTAACGGTGACCTGATTAACTTCTATCAGACATTGCAGCGAGAAGGACATTCGCTCGTCACGCTGTCATATAGTTTTTTCAAAAATTACAACAACGCTGACGCTTACCTCGAAGTGCGTGAGGCATTTAACAGAGGAAAATATGACCAGCTACATCATGCTGCCGCATTTTTGTACCTTAATCGTCACTGTTTTAATGGCGTAACGCGGTACAACCAAAATGGCGAGTTCAACGTGGGGTATGGCAAATACAAAGCGCCCTACTTCCCACATGCAGAGATGGAGGCATTTTTGGCTGATGACGTACTCAAAAACACTTCCTTTGTATCAGGAGACTTTGCTAGCGTCATCGAGGCGGCTGGTGAAGACGATGTGATTTTTTGTGATCCGCCGTATGAACCGCTTCCGGATACAGAGGGATTTACCAGCTATTCAGGAAATAGCTTCCGTTTCGATGAACAAAAACGGCTTGTATCACTGTTGGTGGATGCCCACCAGCGCGGCGCTAAGGTAGTGATAACAAATAGTGGTGCTCCAAACATCCGTGAGCTATATGAAGGAAACGGGTTTAAAGTACATCATATGGCAGCCAGACGGTCGGTTTCCTGCAAGGCGTCAACACGTGTAGTTGCTAACGATATAATTGCAATAATGAAGTAAAAAACGCCGCAGTAGCGGCGTTTACTTTTTCATGTGGCGAAATACCTATTAACCTAACTTCGCCCAGGTATCACGCAGCCCAACGGTGCGGTTAAATACCGGTTTTTCCGCCGTAGAATGGCGGCTGTCGAGGCAGAAATAACCTTCACGCTCAAACTGGAATGCTTTACCCGCTACCGCTTCTTTCAGCGACGGTTCAGCAAAGCCTTGTTTGATCACCAGCGATTCCGGGTTAATCACCGACAGGAAATCATCCGCAGCACCTGGGTTCGGCACGTTGAACAGACGATCGTACAGGCGGATTTCAACCGGCAGCGCATGTGCCGCGCTCACCCAGTGAATAACGCCTTTCACTTTACGACCATCTGCCGGATCTTTGCTTAAGGTGTCGGCGTCATAAGTACAGAAGATGGTGGTGATATTACCTTCGGCATCTTTCTCCACGCGTTCAGCCTTAATGACGTAAGCATTACGCAGACGCACTTCTTTACCCAGCACCAGACGTTTGTACTGCTTGTTAGCTTCTTCTCGGAAATCGGCGCGGTCGATCCAAATCTCACCGCTAAACGGCACCTGACGGCTACCCATTTCCGGTTTGTTTGGATGGTTCGGCATGGTGACCATTTCGCCTTCGCCCTGGTAGTTTTCGATAACCAGTTTCACCGGATCGATAACCGCCATTGCGCGCGGGGCATTTTCGTTGAGATCTTC